GGGAGCGCGGCCACGTCAGGTGCAGCTGGGCAGAAATATCCTGCACCGAGGAAACGAGCCAACAAAGACAGCCAAAGGTTACGGTTTGTCCACGTCCCGTTTTCGGCTACGTGGACGTGCTCCCCACAATGGCTACTGCGTTCTGCGCCTCCGCTCGCGGCCTGTCGACGTGCCTGGACTTCAAAGCCCAGCGTAATTCCGATGAGCTCGCGGGTATGCTCAAGACGCAGGGGAGCATTGCCGTGCCCGGGTCGATGCGCAAACTTGTGCGGTCGATGGGACGCTTTCTACGGGACTTCGCCCAGAACCAACCTCCCGCGGAATTGCGGGCGAAGATTGAGTGTTCCATCGACCTCAACCGCGCGGACATGCAGGCGATGCAGTTTGTCAATGGCGGCTGCTTCGACCACTGCATCCTCACCTGGTTCCACTTGAAATACCTCGTCTTCCGGAGTACCGTACGCGTGAAACTCGCGTTCGATGATGCGCTCCTGACCGAGGTCCAGACCCAGTGTGATTATGCAGAGCAGGAGAAGACGGCGGACGGAGCGGTCACCTCTCTCTCTGTCATCACCCGCATGTTCAACCCGATCAAGATGCGTTATCCAGACGCTTCTCCCGAAGATGTTCGGTACCTCCGCGCTGCAGCGGCAATGTGTGCGTACGGTTACCTCAATGGTACTCTGCGCCACACGCGCGGGAAGTCTGAGGGAGAGGTCCTGGACACGCCACCACCGGACGATGTCACGCAGGCTGAGCCCTCGCGTGACACCGATTTTAACCTCGCGAAGCCCACCGAGTTGAAAGCCGGCATCACGTACAAATGGAAGCGAGACGAAGTCCAGCGCTTTCAGGAGAACGACATGTTCGGCCTCGGAGGAGATGAGACGGCTCCGCGGACTACCGATCTCAATGGCGTCACTGCTCCTCTTCGGCAGAGTCCCGCCAATGAGATTTCCGCGTTGTGTCGTCACGCGAGGGACATTCCCGACACCCGGACGGATGATGGGAAAGAGCGCCTCAGGGTCGTCGGTGGTCTCATAAAAGACCACTTCCTCGCCCATACCGACCTGTACCACTCCGAGTACCCGGCATACCCCAAGAGCTGGTCGGATAAGACGAAGGAGTACCAGGCGAACCAGAGGCGTGACGTGCTCCAGAGTGGCCGGCAGGAAGGCCACAATAAACCGTTGGAGATCGGCATACCTGTCGATAAACATGCTCGCGGTATTGCCCACACTGGGCCACGTATCGCAGCAGCAGCTGCTGAGGCCATCTGCCCGGCGGAGACCATCTGGAAGAAGCTGTTCGTCGGCGTCCACATAAAGGGCCTGGATGATGATTCCAGAATCGAGGACATCGGCGAATGGTTGAAGATGGGTGCTAAGCAGAGGGTGAGCATGTTCTCCAACGATTACAGTAAGTTCGACAGCACTATTACGCTGGAGGACAAACTGTGGGAGTGCGACCTCTCAACGTCCGTGATGAGGGCCGTTCTTGCCCCTATGATAGGGGATGCGGAAGTGGACGCGCTGAACTTCGGCGGCGCCTTCGAGAAGCAGGTCGGTCAGCACTACATTGTCTGGGACATGAATTTCCTGACAGTGCGCATTCCGACCGGCGAGGTTTGGCGCTTTTCCGGAGAGCGTGGGACCAGTTTCCACAACTTTCTCCAGTCACTTCGGGTTTTCTTGGCCGAGGTGCTCCGCCTACGTGGTGTGAAGGGGGTCGTTGACTTCCTCAACGGGCGGAATTGGGAGAACATTGCCTTCAGAGGTGAAGGTGATGATTCGTTGTGGCGCGTTCCAGCGGCGTGGTACCACACCGCCGACGAGCTCACGAAAGCCGTCGCGGCCTACGGGAAGATCATCGAGCCGGTGAAGTCCAAATGGTGTGCCTGTGAGTTCTGCTCGTGGCACTTCTTCTGCATCGGGGACGAGCAACAAATCGTCGGGTTCCCGAAGCTAAAGCGGTTCTTCGCCGCTTCGCAGAAGCAGTGCTCGAAGGGCTTCAACTTTACAGACGACCACCACCTCGTGATGGACGACTGCTACCACAAGTTGTGCGCCTCCTCCCTCCTCAGCCTCGCTGATGCGCTGCATCAGGGACTCGGGGTCCGTCAGTGGTGTTTAGCCTGGGCCAGGCACCACATCGCGCGTCTCGAGGACCAGCGCGTCACCGTTGATGAGGGCTGGCAACGTCTGATAGCTCTCGGACTGGTGCCAGAGCCGGAGGTGACCTACGACAAATTCTACAATCGCGTCGCTGAGAAGATTGCCAATTTCCCGGTGACTGACGCGGTAGTGGAGGCTGTCGCTCGCGCGCTCGTGTGGACCGAGCCCAACGTCGATCAGAAGACGTGGAGTGCATTGTTGGAGCAGGTCCGGATGTTCGAGGATGGACTGTGTGGCTGGGAGCCTACTGAAGAAGACCTGAGTTCCCCAGGACTCGTGCACGCGAAATTCTTCGATTGCGTGCCGATCATCAAGACGCATCTTGGCGTGGTGCGGATCGGGCAGTCTTCTGATGTGCCACGTCGTACCGACAGGCGGGGCGAGACCAGTGTTCCTCCTGGGCTCACTCACCCCGATGGTACTCCTGCTGAGTTCTCCGGGAAGACGGAGAAACGGCGTGGCGAAAGCGGGCGCGCTTCTAGGCGGAAGGGGAGCGCGGCCACGTCAGGTGCAGCTGGGCAGAAATATCCTGCACCGAGGAAACGAGCCAACACGGCGTGGATGGCTACGGGGGTTTCCGCGCCCACGGGGGGCGAGTGACCCAGCACTCGTCCCCCGGCCACTGGACATTGTGGCCCTGCGTGAGCGTGTCATCACGGGTCGGCCCATTCCGAGTAACACCTATCTGACCATTTTGGTTTCGTCTGTGGGCTAGACGAGCGTGGATCCTCAGTTTTGTACCCACGTAGAAACGGTGAAATCTCGCGTCGATGACCTCACGTATGTTGTTCCAGTGCATTCCGTTGGGCTGCCACACAGCCCAGCCGCGGTGTCGCGCGCCGCGGCCCTTCCCCTAGCTTTCGCAAAATTGTGTTGCTGTAGGGGCAGCAATCGCGCTCGACTCTCCTTCTTTCCCGTTTCATGAGCGATGGCGAAACGTGTGGGCCGCGTGACAGCTCGCCGTACCGTCCGTGGAAAGCGCCACCAGGCCTCGAAGACTACGAGGTCCACCATGAACAACGTGAACAGCGCCCTCGCTGTTCCGAATCGCGCTTTTGGTGGTGTTCCCTCCCCGGGCTATGTGCCATTGACTGCGTTCGACGCTCTACACCCTCACCACGCGCCACTGCCTCGAGCGGTCGGCCCGTACACCGTCGTACGCACCACCACGCGGATCACGGTCAACTCCGATGCGAACACGAAAGTGTTCTTCTTCGGGACATATCGTGGGACAACGGATCAGGCCTCGAAGACCAGGAAGTGGTCCAATATCGTCGTGAAGTACAACCAGGGCCTGTCCAGCGTCGCGATGAACAACACCGGCGCCGGAAACACCGCATTCAACCAGGTCACTCCCGTACCCATCTCCGTCACGGACGGTAATGCATCGGTTGTGCCGGCGGCGTTTTCAGTTCAGGTTGTCTGTTCTTCGCCCCTCAACACAGCGCCCGGTGTGATCTATGCTGGGCGTATGAAGACCTCAATGGCTGGAACCAACGCCGCTACTTGGGACCAGGAGGCCTCGCGACTCATCAGCTTTATGGCTCCGCGAATGCTCCCGTGTTCCAAACTGGCTCTCCAGGGGGTACAGATTGACGCCATTCCTTTCGACATGGCGGAGCTCGCAGACTTCGCGCCTGTCACGAATGACATCGACACCGCCGCAGTCTGGGCCGACGGCAACGCGCCTCTCTTCGAGAATGCCGTGCCGACTGGTTTCGCTCCGATCTATGTCATCGTCCCCGAAAATTCCGCGAACATCGAGTTTCTCGTCACCACTGAGTGGCGCGTGAGATTCGATTTGACCAATCCTGCCTCTGCGTCCCACACCTTTCACGGGGTGTCTCACGACACGCATTGGGCCAACGCGATCCACCAGATGCACCAACACGGTCACGGTGTTCGCGAGATCGCGACCCGCGTCGCGAACTACGGTGCCCGTGCGGTTACGTCGGCCGCAAGGACCGCTCTACCGATCCTCGGGAGGGCGGCTCTTGGGGTCGCTCAGGCTGGACTACCGGCGCTAATGGCGTGAACACGCCGTCCGCGCGAACCGTCGCCGCTCGAATCCCACTCTGTGGGCGGGGTAAGACCCGTTTAAAATCTACTCC